TGCACAGAAAAAAATATATGTAAGTGAAAGTATGAGTGAATTAAAAGATGAGTTATTAATGTTTCCTAGAGGTAAGCATGATGACCTTTTAGATGGGTTGTATTATGCAACTAAAAATAATTACCCCCCTCATAATAAAAAGATTGTGAAAGAAAATCATCACTCTACTAGTAATTTTAGAAAAAAATCAACAGACTGGATGATTTCATGAAACTTTTTATTGTAAAGTTGTTTATATTAATATAAGATTAATCTATGGCAGAGAAACATCCAGAAGTTAAGAAAAACGAAGAACTCCTAGCTGAGTATGCATCCGTACGTTCTAAATGGGCAAGACAAGCAACTGATGATAATGAATTTAGAAATGGTATGCAATGGACCAAAGAACAGGTAAATGAGTTAAGAAGAAGAGCTCAAGAGCCTTTAGTAGTTAATGTTATATATCCTGCAGTAGAACAAGCAAAAGCTATGTTAACTGCAAACTCTCCAAGATTCCAATCTACAGGTAGAGAAGCTAGTGATGTAAAGACTGGTCAAACTATGTCTGACTTAATGAGTTGGGTATGGGAACAGTCAACAGGAAATTCTGAGCTCAAACAATCTATAGACGACTATTATGTAAAAGGCATGGGTGTACTTATGGCATATAGTAATCCTAATGCAGATTATGGAAAAGGTGAGATTTTTATAAAAGCAATAGACCCTCTTGATTTATACCTATGCCCTTCTTCGACTGACCCATTCTCAAGAGATTCTGCTAATATAATTGTCTCACGCCTTTTCCCTGAAATAACACTTATAGAAATGTATCCTGAATTTAAAGATATAATTTTAAAAGCAAATGCAGGTCAAGTAGCTCCTTCTGTTGAAACTATTAATTATGGTCTTGAAGATCAGATTATTTCTAAGAATGAAATAAATAGTTACAATATGAATAATAGTGATGAAAGACAAATAGAAGTAATAGAAAGATATACTAAAATACATATACCACATTATAGAATATTTGACCCTAATTTAAATAATGAAAGAATTTTATCACCAGAAGATTATGAATTCTTTAAGTTAAAAATAGCTTATAAGGTTTCTAATAAAAAAAGAGATAGAATTATTACAGATGATAATGAAGTAAAGCAATATGAAGACATAGAAAAAGAATTTGGTAATACTTTTCATTTAATGCAAAATCCTATAACTCAACAACAAATGATGGTTAAAGGAGAAGAAACTGCTGTAGGTGTAAAAGATAGTACAACTATTTTAAAGAAAATGACTTTTGGTGAATTAATAGAAATAGGTGATATTTTAGTTTCTGAATTTGAAATAGATAGAATAAGACAGGTGGTATCAGCAGGTGGTGAGTTACTATTTGATGCAGTCTTACCTATAGAAGAATATCCAATAGTTACTATGATGAATAATCATAATAGAAATCCATATCCACAAAGTGATGTGAGAATGGTAAAAGGATTACAGTCCTATATAAATAAAATTCGTTCACTTATTGTTGCACATGCATCATCTTCTACAAACGTAAAGCTTCTTATACCAAGAGGTTCTATGAATAGAAAAGAACTAGAAGAAGAGTGGGGTAGAGCAGGTACTGCTGTAATAGAGTTTGACCCTGAGTTAGGTCAACCAATAGTAGCAGGTCCAGTTCCTTTACCTAACGAATTGTATAAAAATGAAGCAGATGCAAAAGCTGATATAGAAAAAATACTTGGCATATATGCATTAATGCAGGGTGATTCACGTCAGATGCCACAAACTTATAAAGGTACATTGGCAATAGACGAGTATGGACAAAGAAGAATTAAATCAAAACGTGATGATATAGAAGGTGCAGTTAATCAACTTGCTAAGTCTGTAATACAGTACATACAAGCAACATATACTGTTCAAAAAGTAATAAGATTATTACAACCAAACCATAAACCAAAAAAAGTAATTTTAAATGAAGCCGTATATGATGAGATCTCAGGTGAATTCCTAGGAAAACTAAATGACGTAACAGTTGGTAAATATGATGTTGTTGTAGTATCTGGTTCTACTTTACCATCAAATAGATATGCACGTTTTGAATATTATATGGAACTTTATAGAAGTGGTATTATTGACCAAGTAGAAGTTCTAAAGCAAACTGATGTTGCAAATGTAGAAGATATATTAAATCGTAAAGGTCAAGTGCAACAAATGATGAAAAGATTGCAACAACAAGACAAAAAAATTAAAGACTTGCGAGGAGACTTGCAAACTGCTCAACGTGAAGTAATTCATGCTAGGCAGAGAGTAGAAGTTGAGAAATTTAAAACTCAACTTGGTTCAACTGCTAACAGGGCTGATTTAGCTACACAGCTTTATAAGTCAAGAAGTGAAGATGAACTAAGGAAAATAAAAAATGTCGTTGCCGAGGAAACCCCTACGAATGACACAATAGTACCATTGGAGGAATAATGGAACAACCAGAACAAAGTAATGCTGTAGAGCAAGTTGACAATAGAGTTGATAGTGCATTTATGTATGAAAACCCTAGTGCAGATACTAAAGCACCTTCGCCTACAATTACACAATCAACAAGAGTTCAAAATCAAGAAACACTTCAAACTGAAGAAGCCAATCCAGTTGCTGAAGTACAAGAAGAAGTATCTGAAAAAGATGACCCCAATAGGATAGCATATTGGCAATCACAAACTGATAAGGCAAAGAATGATGCATATTTAATTGCACAAGAAACTCAAAAGTATAAACAACTTTATGAGCAGCAAGTAAAACAACCATCAGTCTCCAATGAAACCCAGAATGGGCTACGTTCTAATTCAATTGAAGAGCCAATCAAACCTGAAAAGCCAATTTCTTATAATGAGGTCGATGCGTATAATGACCCAGAGAGTAAATCGTTTAACTATAGAATACAAAATGATAAATATCGTGATGCACGTTTAGATTATGTAGAGCGTAAAGAGTATGTTAGGCAAGAACAGCAAAATGTTCAACTTGCCAAACAACAAGAAAAACAAATGGTTAACCAAGCATATAGTCAAGTACAAAATGCTTATGGTTTTGACCAATTAAAAGCTGCCGACTTTATCGGCTGGGCTCAAGATCCTAAAAACATCACAATGGATTCACTTGTAAAACTATATGATATTCAAAAATCTCCTGGAATTCAACAACAACAACAAGTAGAGCAAAAGAAACAAGCTATGCAAAATCAAAATAGAGCTTTAAAAATTCCAACAACAACTACAGTTGCACCAGGAGTTTCACAGCCTCAAATGGATGATGAAGCATTGTTTAATGAAGCTCTTCTTAGTAAATCATATAAAAGAAGGAAATAATACAAATGGCTACAAAAAATCTTAGTGGCTCAGGTGTATTGTTTACCGATAGGCGAGATTTTTATATCAGTCCAGATGTAGTAAAAGAACTATGGACTGATGTAACTCCTTTTACAACTCTAGTAGCCAATCGTGAACAAAGAACACCTACTGACCCCGTTTTCAAAATGTTCGAACATAGAAACCCATGGCAAAGACAAACATTCTTAATCAATGGAACAGACCCTGCTCCTGTAACTGCTGGTTCAAATTCTGAATCTGAAGTTATGACAGTTGGTAGTATTACAGGCTTAGCCTCAGTACCAGATGCTTCGTGGGTAGGTCTTGTAGCTGAAATATGGGATGCTACTGATTCATTCGCTACAATGTTAGGACATGCACTTATAACAACTTCAACTGCGCTTAATGCTGTTAAATTCAAGAATATTGGAACTGTAGACATCAATGCTGATAATGGCGACAAATTTGTTATTATTGGTAATGCTCATGGTGAAGGAACTGTTTCCCCTGCTGCATGGTCTGATGAATTACAAGTAGTTTATAATAGTACACAAATCTTTAAGACACCATTAGAGATTACTGGTACTTTAGAAGCTGCTGCTCTACGTGGAGAATCTTCTGAGTTGGCAAGACTTAGAATGCAAAAAGCACAAGAGCATAAGATTCAAAAAGAACGTGCTTTCTTATTTGGACATAATCCAAAAGGAACTAACCTAGGTGGAAGTGAAACTTTTGCTGATGCTGCTATTACAGATGCATCTGGAAATATTGTACGTTCAACAGTTGGAATATTAACTGCTATTGAAAAGTATGGTGCTACTTCTGGTGATGACCAGAATCAGTTTACCATTTCAGAAGCAACTTACAGCTACAGCAACTTTGTAGACGATATGGAAAAAGTTTTCCAATATGTTCCTGAAGAAGGAATGAAGTTTGCATTTTGTGGTAGAGGTGCTATGAGTTACTTTTCTAAAATAGATGGTTCTTCAGGTCTTGCAGGAAACTCAGGTTGGACTGTAAACTTAGGACCAACAGAAAGAAGTACTTATGGTTTTAATATGAGAATGTTAGAAACTCCTCATGGAGTTCTTGCATTAGTTCCAACACCAGTTCTTAGATCAGAGCATAACAAGCAAATGCTTATTGTTTCTGATGAGAATCTTTTTCATTCTGTATATAGACCACCAGTCTATCAAACAAACATCAAAACTGATGATGCATTTGATGGAGTGAAGGATCAATATATGTCTGATGAAGGTATTGGTATAACCTTAGTAGAATCCCATAAACTATTTTCAATAACAGCTTAAGGGAGGTGAATTATGGCTAGACCATTTATCGGAGGAACAAACGCTGCAATTAAGACTTTAACAGCTACACAATCATTATCTTCTGCAGATACAGGTAAAATTTTTATCTGTTCTCAAGCAAGTGATAATGATATTACATTACCTGCTGTTGGTGATGCAAAAGGTTGGACAGGCACTTTCTTTTTAGGAACTGCTGGTGGACATCATTTTGACATCATTGGTGGTACTGTTGATGTAATGAGAGGTGTAGACGTTGGAGATACTAATGTAGTTATTGATGCTGCAGATAAAGTAACATTCGTTGCAAGTACTGCTGTAGTTGGTGAAAGAGTAGATATATTCTGCGATGGAACTAACTATTATGTTACTACATACGCTGTTGCTGATACTGCTATTACTTCAGAAGGATAATAAATAGTTAAACAGAGCTAGGGGTAAGACGTATAAAGGTTTTACCCCAAATCTGTTAGAAAGAAAAAATGTCAACATTTAAAGTAAAAGTAGAAGCTTTAGTAGGTAGAACAATAACAGATACTGTTGCACTAGATGATATGTTATTATCTACAGCAAGAGAAGTAGCTGATACTTTACCTAGAAAAAATCTTATTCAAAATGCTACACTTACAGAAGTAACTAGTAATCCAACTAGTATAAGTGATAGTAGAATATTGTCTGTTAGTAGAAATGGTTTTTATGCTACCGAAGTACCTCATGGACAATCTGCCAGAGCTGCAGATACAGGAAGTATTTATTATGCAGATGCTACTCAAGATAGAGACCCTGTATTTTATTATGAAGGTAGTAGTTTATTTATATTAGATACACCTACAGTAAGTCAAAAAGGTGAGATATTAAGTTTTGCATATCCTACAGATTTTGATGGTAGTGGTACTATAGTGAGTGCAACTGCTATAGATAATTTTCCTAGTAGTGCTGAATATTCTGTAGTGTTAGGAGCTGCTGCTAAATTTATGGTTAAACTATCTTCTGAAGATAATGCTAATGAAGATATAGAATTACAAAATGCAACATTAGCTTCTGCACAAAACTTAGAACAAGATTATCGTGCTGAGTTACAAAGAATTAGAGGTCAAAAATAAATGGCAATGACACAGAAACAAATGATAGAAATGGTAAGACAACATCATCCAGCTGTAAGTGAAGCACAAATTAGATTATGGCTTAATGCAGCACTAGATGATTTTGCTAGAAAAACAAGAATTAAAGAAGGTGCTTTTACATTTAGCACAGTAGTAGATCAAAGATATTATGGATTGTCTGATGATATTTTAGAAATAACTTCAGTAGATTATGATGGATTTGATATCCCAAGATTAGGAACTAGACCAGAACAGAGAGATATAACATGATGAAATTAGTACCAGCTCCAAAAGGTTTCCACTGGATGAAGACAGGAAAGACTACATATAAGTTAATGAAAACAAAAGGTGTTTATAAGGCACATAAAGGAGCATCTAAAACAGCAAAATTTGCTGTAATGATGGAACATAAAAATGCCAAGTAGTCAACGTAATGTTTCATATTGGGTAGAACGTGATGCAATAGCTATCATTGTACGTTCAATTGGAAACACATCTACCACATATAGTTCTCCAAGTGAAGTTAAAACTGTAACTATATTTGCAGTTAAAAAACCAAATAAATTTATTTCTGCTGATACAGGTGTATCAAACACAACTACAGGATATAATCAAGAGCCAGATATTTCAGAAGAATTTAGACATGCAGTAGTTGCTAAAGCTATACAAAGAGGATATGAATTAAATCCTACCACTTTACAAGCTGCAAGTTATTGGGAACGTCAATACGATTTGGGCGTTAGAGAAGGAAAAAGATATGCTAATACTGGTAGAGTTCAAAAAGCAGTAATTAAATTACAAGGTTTTGAACCTACAGTTCATAGCACAAGAGATAAGGATGAAGGATGACAGAAGTAGTAGTATCTACAACAACCATGACAGAAGTTGTGGTATCAACAACTACTATGACTGAAACTTCTACATACACAGAAGCAACTTAATACGATATGCCCATGTGAAATTTCTTGCACGGAAAGGCATACGATAAACAAGGAGAAAGAAAATGGCTATTGGAAAGAGCTCAGCTCACAATTACACAGTAGTAGAGGCACAAAATGTTGCATTAGGTCAAACTGGAGCAGCATTTCACGACACTACAGATATATATACTCCACCTACAGGCTCAGTTATTATTGCAGTAACAATGTTAACTGATGTGGAGTTTGCAGCATTAACACCTGAATCAACAAGCTTTCATTATGGAACTACAGCAGCAAGTCCTGGCACAAATGGTGCAACTGTTGCTACTAGTGATACCTTTCCAAAAGGTATAACCATATATGGTAGATGGTTAAGCTTAGATCTACAAACAGCAGGAGACAAAGTAGTAATTTACTTTGGTCCATAAGATGCCTAGATTAGGATTAACAAACACAATAATGACAATTTTAGACGAATCCATAGCTTCTCTTAGGAGTTTCTGGGAAACACATGTAGACCTATGGGAAAATCAAAACAACAATTGGGAACAATCAGTTTAAGGAGATTTAGATATGGCAACTTTAGAAGGACAAACAATAGCAAATAGTTACGAACAACTATTACACGTAGATACAGAAGGAGGAGGTGCTGGTGCTACTTTAGTGCCAGTAAAAGATGGTGATAATGGTACTACTTTTGCATTACAACTTGCAACTACAAGTGTAAGTGTTGTTGGTGCATTAGCAAATCCTGGTTTTATAGTAAAATCAACAGCAGCTTCTGGAGCAGGTTCAGGTGGAGAAATACAGCTTGTTTCAGATGATAATGTTACTATGGGAAGTGGTCATAGGCTTGGTGCAATTACTTTTTTAGGAGCAGAAAATGATGCAAATTCTCTTATTGAAGGTGCACAGATAGAAGCTATTACTGACGACACTTGGAGTCTTACAGAAAATGGATGTGAATTAAGATTTAGTATTACTGATGGTAATGCAGTTTCTTCAGAAGCATTAAGATTAGCTCCTGGTGCAACTACAGCATACAACCCAATAACATTTGTAGGAATTGATGCAGTTAATCAGATTGTTTTCAAGGATGAAGCTAATGGTGTTTTTCAAATTACTTCAGGTGAATATGGTGGAGCTGGTGGTGGTTCAAACATTCTCAAATCTATTAATAGTACAATAGTACAAGTAATTTCAAATACTGGAGGCGTACAATTAGCTGCAGGAGCAACAAGTTGGGCAGCTATAAGTTCTGATGAAAGATTAAAACAAAATTGGAATCTTTTTGAAAATGCTACAGATAAAATAAATACACTTACTAAGATTGGGGAATATCAAAAGAAAGACCCAGATACAAATGATTTTCCAACATCAACAAATATAGATGGAAATGAAGTAGCTGAAAATAAAAAGTTTTATGGTCTTTCAGCTAATGAAGTACAAACAATATTACCACTTTCTGCAATAGCAAATGAAGATGGGTATTTAGGTTTGAACTATCAAGATGTATTTGTATTGTCATTAAAAGCAATACAAGAATTAAGTGCAAGGATAAAAGTTCTTGAAGATGCTTAAAAGATTAACTATACCTATTATGTTTTTATTGAGTTGTAGTGGGGTAGATAATATAGATATCTTAATAGACCAAGATGGTACAGGTCATTTTTATAATAAGATAGGTTTGTTTAATAAAGACTCTACAAGGCTTTGGTGTTATACACATGAGCAGTTTGAAACTGTAAAAAAAGATACAAACAAAACTAAGTATAAAGATTTGCAAAAGTTTGCAAGTGATTGGAAATTGTATTAATGAAAAATAGAG